CTATCGCTCTATATATCTATACGCTGAATCTGCTGTCAGGACTGCTCGTCAAGACAGAAGTGTGAAAAGATATAAAGGGTTAAGAGATATTGATTTTGTTATTATTGATATAGATAAAGGTGGAAATACGGATGAATTAACTTTAAACAAGTTAAGAGCTGTAATATATGAGCTAGAACAATATGATTTACAGCACGATGCGATGCAGCCCTATTTTAGCGGAAGTGGCTACCATCTGCATATTACGAATGAAGCCTTTAACTTTCCTAAGTCGATTGAGTTACCGCAAATAGTCAAAGCTACGATGGCCAAGATGCTACCAGATATAGACCATTCTATTTATTCAAGGACTGGACTTTACAGAGTAGCTCATACTGTCAATCAAAAGACAGGGCTATACAAGATACCTCTAACTATACAAGAGGTAAATACTCTAAACTATAATGAAATAAGGCAGTTAGCTCAAACTCAAAGGTTAGAATTTCCCTATAAAGTATTATTAGGAGATGGCGAACTTGAAGAATATATTCAAAAGCCAGCTAGTAATGCTTTAGATTTTGGAAATATAACTGAACCAAATAAGATAGTTCCTTGTGTCCAATCATTGCTTAGGCAAGGCCCAATCGAGGGAACAAGACACAGCACGGCTTTAAGAATTATAAGCCATTGGAGAAGGTCAGGAATACCTTCTGAATATGCTAAAGCTATGATTTTGCATTGGAATAATAAAAGTGCAGAAGAATCAGAAATGCTTAAGCTTGTTGAAAGTGCTTATAATGGAAACTATCAATATGGTTGCAATGATGAGGTTTTAGAATCTAATTGTAAAACTCGATGTATTCACTTTAAACGAAAAGATTATACTGTTGATGTAAAGAATGTAGAAGATATGCAGAAAGAGTATAATGAAAGAATGACCACTAATTATGGTGGTAGAATGGTAGACCTAGGAGCAATGCTAGGTTTAGAAGATGAGGTAGATTGTACGCTGCTTCCAGGTGAACTAATAACTATATTTGGTGGAACAGGGTCAAACAAGACCACTCTTGCACAGAATATAGCTCTAGGGGTTGACTTTGAGAATGATAGCATAAGGAAGGAATGGCAAATTCCTACTTTATTCCTATCTTTAGAGCTCTCATCTTGGTATATGCACAGAAGACATCTTCAGATTGTTTCAGGCTTATCTAAAAGAGAAGTTAATAATAATTATGAAGAAATCTTTAAACAATATCAGGATAAGCTCTCTCATATAGTCGTACAAACTGTGAGTCCTACTGTAGACCAGATACAAAATAAGATAAAAGAATTGCAGCCAGCATTAGTTGTTGTTGATTATATAGACTTAGTCGACACACCTCCTGCTTATAGAGGAGAATATGAAAAGATAAAGTATATCTCTCATAGTCTTTCTAATATAGCTGTTAATTTAGATGTTGTTATTATTCAGGTTTCTCAAATAAGTAGAGATTATAGTAGGAATGATGTTCTTGACCTTTATGCTGGCAAGGGGTCTGGAGCAATAGAGAATGCCAGTAGAAAAGTAATTGGACTACAGGGTCAATCAGCCGTTACAAGAAAAAGTCTTCAAATGTTTAAGAATACAGATGGAGAGCTTTTTAAGGTCGATTTGGAATGGAGACCTAGTTTCAGAATGAAAAGAATACCAGAGGAGAATATATGATAAGAATTATCCGCGGAGAAGGTGTTTATATACTACAGCTATTTAAGTTAATTAGATTAAGCTTTAGTAATGTAGATACCGAAACAGGACCCCTTATTAGCTTTCACTTCGGTATTCATAACTTCTGTATAGTCCTTACGTTTGAATGGAGAGATAATGCGAACAGCTTCTAAAACAAAGGCTAAAAAGGTGGGACATATGACTCAACACGATGCAAAAGGTGTTAGAATCAATAAAGATGGAACTCCTCGCAAGAAATACACTCTTTCTAAAATTCGTAAAAGTAGAAGTGCTCAACTTCTCAATCATCTGATGAAAGGTCGAACTATAAGCGGTACTCAGGCTCTAAGAACCTTCGGAATTTATCGATTATCAGGTGTAATTCACGAGTTTAGAAAAAGGGGTATCAATATCGAAACTAAAATGGTTAAAAGAAAAGGAATTTCTTACGGTGTCTACAAGTTCATCGAAAAGAAAGCTTAATAAATCATCATTAGTTTGGTTTGATAAGTTTTTTCCTAAGCTGAAGAAATCACACGGGAACCACGCTAGAACGATTTTTCATAGACTAATGAATAAATCAAGCTCTTTGCGTTCTTCTTTAAAGAGAAGAAGTAAAGACTACGAGGTTAACTTCTCTATTTCTTTAACAGAGATAAGAGATATGATTTATGAAGCGTATGGGAAAAAATGTCGCTATTGCACTAATAGGTTGGACGTTACAAATATGGTTTGTGACCACATTCAGCCTATTAGTGGAGGCGGTCCCTCTGTTCGAACTAATCTTCAAATGATTTGTAAACGATGTAACACGAGAAAAGGCCCTCTAAGTCACAGCTGTTACTCAAGACTTGTAAAATGGTTAAGGGAGCAGCCCATTGATACGAGTAATTATATATTGAGAAAACTTGCTTCAAAGGATGTGATGAATGGCTAAAAGCTTTGTGAGACTAGATTATGCTCATATTAAAGATTATGAAAAAAGATGTAAAAAGGCCGCACTAGACCATTCAAATGATGGTAAATGTTGGTGGGTCTATAAACACATCATAACAGCCCTAGGGGTAGGGCAAAGAGGAGAACAACGATATGTTAGAAGTCACGGCAATAAAGAATACGCTTAAAGACTACTCTCCTGAGGTTGAAAGAAATACAGGGGACGAACGATGGTATCGAATAAAAGACGAAACTAAATGGTTACCTTCAGTCACTACAATGATAGGTAGTGTTATTAATAAAGGTATTGGGTTTGAGAAATGGTTAGGTAGTATGCCTTCATATGATTTAGCTTGTGAAAAAAGAGATGCTGCAGCAGAAGTCGGAACAAGAGTTCATAATTTATGTGAAGACTTATTGCTTGGTAAAGCTGTTAATTTAGATGAAGCTGAAGGTCCGTCTTATTTTAAAAGACTGATGAGTTTTGTTGAATGGTATAAAATTCATAAGCCCACTATTTTAGCGACAGAATTAAAGCTTGTCCATAAAGATGTTCCTTATTCAGGGACACCAGATATAGTATGTATAATTGATGAGAAGATACATATGGTAGATATCAAGACAGGTGCTCCATACGATACACACGAACTACAACTTACTTGCTATAAAGAACTTTGGGACAAGACATTTCCTGAGTTTAAAATAGATGAAATATGTGGCCTTTACTTAAAAGATAGTTGGATATCTAAAGTAGAGCCTATGTATAAAAAGTATAAATACTCTATAGACGCAGTAAATTCGGTTTATAATATTTGGTTATGGCAGAATGGTGGCTCTCCAAAACCGAAAACCAAGAAGC